TCATTTAAATACCAAAAATATGAAATATTATATATACCTTCTCGCAGGACTGCTTGCCTTTTCCTGCGATAAAAAAAGCAACAACGACAACCCAGAACCCCAAAATACAGTTCCCTTAGACCTTACTAAAATAGACAACGGCAACCGTGTGATGATGCAAGCCTTCTATTGGGACGTAGAACCCCGCGGAGAATGGTGGAACACTATTACCCCTAAACTCACTGATTGGAAAGCCAATGGGGTAGACCGCATTTGGCTACCACCTGCCTCCAAAGGCGCTTCTGGGGGCTATTCTATGGGCTACGACCCCTCCGATTATTTCGATTTTGGGGAATACAACCAACACGGCACTGTAAAAACCCGTTTCGGCTCACGCGCTGAACTCGAAAACCTTATCAGCAAAGCCCACGAAAGTGGCTTGCAAGTAATTGCCGATATCGTTATAGGGCATAACAATGGCGGAGGCAAAGAGTGGAACCCTTACCGCAATAAAGAAACCTACACCCTTTTCGATAAAACCCATGGTAATGCTTCTGGAAGATTTAACCGCAACTATGAGTGCTTTCACCCTAATAAATATGCAACTTCTGACGAAGGAGCTGACTTTTACGGAGAACAAGACCTCTCGCATAAAGTACCCTATGTACGTGAAGAACTTTGGGAAAAAGATAACTCAATGGCTAAGTATTACAAGAATACAATGAAGTTTGACGGTTGGCGTTTCGACTATGTGAAGAGCTTTGGAGCTTGGGTAGTACGCGATTGGTTAAAAGCAGTAGGTGGTTTCGCCGTAGGTGAATTGTGGGACGGCAACCCCGAAACGCTTAAAAAATGGGTAGACGAGAGCGGTGCAAGTGCTTTCGACTTTGCCTGTTTTTATGCTCTCGAAAAGGCATTAGACCGCAATAAAGATATGCACGAACTAATGACCGATACCCACCCAATGCTTAGAACCTTACGCACCGAGAAAGCCGTCACTTTTACCGCTAACCACGATACCGAGAAAGACAACATTGCCGATAACACCATTGCGCCTGACAAAAAACTAATGGCGTATGCCTATATCCTTACCCACAGTGGCTACCCTTGTATTTTCTATTCCGATTACGAAAATGAGGCTTTCAAAGCCAAGCTACAAAAGCTAATGCTCATCAACCGCAGTTTGGCAGTAGGCGAAGAGAAATTTCACTTAGCCTCTAATACGGAGTATGTAGCTTCACGTCTGGGCAACGAGAAAAGTCCGGGCTTAGTGCTCTTTATCAACAACAGTACTCTCCCTGCCAAGCGTACTATCACCACCCATTGGAAAAACAAAACCCTGATAGATTACTCTGGTAATAGTCATTTATTTTTTGTTACCGATAGCGACGGCAATGTAACCATACAAGTACCCGCCAATAGCTACACTGTGTGGTCAATAGGTAAATAACATAAAGTTATACAGATAAAAAAACGAGCTACCTCGCAATGAAGTAGCTCGTTTTTTACTTAAGTTTTAAATCTTCTGTTTAAAACGCTTGTATCTCCAATATACATAAGCTAAGACTACGAGCAATAACAACCAAAGAATATACCTTAATGGTGTACTTTGGGTGTGTTTTCGTATTTGCTCAGCTTGCTGTATTTCGTGCTTTCGAACTTCAGTTTGAGCACTTGCGTAGGATTGCTTATAAAGAGTAGTATCAGCCTGCTGTAAGCTCTTAGAATGGGCTCTGATAGCTTTAATTTTCACCTTGCCATTGCGTACCCTTATAGTCTCTCTATTGCCGTCCCGAGTGCGGGTATAGGTGAGTTCTTTAGCATTCCCGACGCTGTCTTTGTCGTTTTCGAGTTCAATCTCGAAAGACGTGGCGGACAGGTTAGACCATTCAGACTTGTGAGACTGCTGAACAAAGAACTGGGAACTATCTTTATTGGTGATAAAGTGCTCTTTCTGTATTTGCCTTTGTGTGTAGGTTTCTACTTTTTTGGTTCTGCAACCAATCACTGACAAAAGGAGTAACATCAATAATAAAACTCTTTTCATACATAGTTATTTCACTTGTTCAATCATTTTAATCACTTTTTTCAAAGTATCCGCATAGTTAGGAGCGGTAGCATAACCCACTTTAGCAACCTCCTCTGCAAACTTATAGGGGTCACTTTTCACTTTCAATGCCTCTGCATAGCGTTCGTTTTTGATGAAGAATTGAGCGTGATCAGTGAAACTCTCTTCTGGGGTATCGTACTTCCTAAACCAATCCCTCACCACGTACAGATATTTGCCGTCCGCACGCTTAGTAATGCTGATAATCTCAGGAAAAAGTCCCTTTGTTACCATAGGCACGGAAAGTACCTCCGTAGTACGCACTAACTGCTTCTTACTTACAGGTGTATCCTTGCTAGCTTTCACGCCGAACATCATATTACCGGGCACATTCTTACCCCAGCCCGTCTCTAATGCCGATTGCGCCAGTATGAATAGGTGTGATATTCCCGTTTTACGCTGAGTCTCGAGGGCGTAAGGCTTGTATTTTGTTATGAATTCTTTCATATTAATTTATGATATTAATGATAATTCTGACTTCACAAGGGTCCGTCCAGTCAAAGGTTAGGTTATCGATAAGTTGTATATAGAAATTACATATTATCTGGTTATCTTCTATCCTTACATTCTTTAACAAGACACCTTCTTCATAGGGAGAGGGGAGGTAAGATACTGCTTCTTGGGTGTATAGGTAAGTATCATATGGCATAATTGGTGAATCCTCTATAAGCCTTTCTTCATTAGATATTCTTAGGTTATATAGATAGTGTGAGTGAAGCCTAAATACGGTAAGTTCTCGTGCGATTCTGTTCTTCTCTTCCTCTGGCAGGTTATTATGCCACTTGCCGTTGGTACCTACTTCAAAGATACAATCTCGGACATAGTATGGAACCTCAATCATTTGCTCGACAGTATCTACATTATTGCCTTGTTGGGTATCATACATAGAAATAGAGAGTACACCATTGGGTACGTTTGTCTCTCTTAATATAAAATCAAACGAAGAGTTGTGTAAATTGCGTACTTCAAAAGGAGTAGGGTAGGAAGGTGCAGAGCACAAGAAATTACATATGTTTCGCTCCTCTTTTTCATATACAGTTTGTACCTCATAAAATAGATCGTAACCTTTAAATTTTATAAGGGTTTGTGTATAGTCTTCTAAGGTGAGTATCTTATTGTAGGTGGAGAACTGTATATTAGAAATGTTAAAGGTATTAGGTAGCTCCAAAGCCTTGTCGAAGATACATTCATAGGTATAGATATACAGTCCCTCCAATACATAACTTGACAATAGGCGTACCTTCATTTCAATATCTTTACTTTTCTTTTGCTCGTTCTCGTAATATAAGACACACGCTAACCTGTCAATATCAAAGAATTGGGCATTCCTATAATATAGGGAAACAGTAAAGGTAACATCTCTCATGTTCAATTGAGAGGTTCCTTTTATACCAAAGTTGTAAAACAGTTGTGGATTCATTACTTGTTATTTACGTTGCTAATTACTTCTGTGCCACAAACTACAAGGCTGGCGGTGCTTCCTTTTGCGCCTGTGATACTACTATCGCCTACAAGGGTTTTACCTATGAAGATGATGTTTGCGCTTCCTACTTTAACAACCGATAACAGAGCGTTGTCGGGGAAAGTACTAAAGTCTAAATTTATGTCGGTGTCGTTGTTACACCTAAGCACTCTGCCTGCGTGTTCTTTGCTAAGTATGGTGTTATCGGTAACTTCAAGGGCTAAGCCGAAGATTTCCTTATCTATTTTCGTACCGATAAGGTCGCTGAGCTGGCGATGATTTTTTAACTCGGTTACAATTTCCTGCAAGGTATCAAGACTCACATCATCTACCTGCAAAATGGTGTTAATGTCTTGTATTTGTTTCTTCACCTCATCAAACAATATTTTATGTGCTTGTGTATCGTTTAGGTGATTGTTCAATTGTTCAGCTGAAGCTGTACCTTCTACGAGTTTATCCAAGCCCTCTATGCTTGCCATTGGTATCTTTTCGCTTTTGTGCCAAAAACTATCCAACCAAGCCCAAAATTGCTCTTGCGTTGGTTTTTTAAGATTAGAAAACCACTGCTTTAATGTTTCTATTGCTGTCATAATTATTAATCTTATTGTATAAATTAAAATCCTACAAAACAAATAAATTTTACTATCTGAGAAGGTTGAATATTATTAATAGATTCTTTACCTCCTTTGAGAATACTTTTAAATAATGTCCTTGTTCCTTTCCCCATTCGGGTACATTCTTGTCCTAGCCCGTCTCTAATGCTGATTGCACCAGTATGAATAGGTGTGATATTCCTGTTTTACACTGAGTCTCGAGGGCGTAAGGCTTGTATTTTGTTATAAATTCTTTCATTTGCTTAATTAATGTGAATATAGAATGAGGGCTATGCCGTTGCCTTCTAGACTTATGATGAATATTAACGAAAAGATAATGTTAGTAGAGGGTGTTAAGCTCTTGGTTGTTTTTTTCGAAAGGCACTATATTGCTGAGAGTAAATAATTTGATAATGTTTTTTCTCATTTTTTTAGAATTTATAAATATTTTTAGTACTAATTATTGGAGCATTGAAAACGACAGAAACATATCCCCCTCCTTCTTCAAAATTTGATATATATCCTTTTATACTATAACATAATAAAGCATATTTTATCATATAAATACTTTTTTCTTCCGATGGAAGTTCAATTGTCATTCTCGAATTAAGAGAATTAAGAGGATAATTAAGGGTAAATTTATTCATATTATCTGTACCTTCTATATCTTGAGATAATACAATTGCTAATAAAGATAATTGTGATGAAAGATTACTTTCTTTTTTCAAAGTTATAGGTTCTTTTTCAAAAGAAAAACAAATGTTTTTATCATCTGTTTGAATATCTTTTAAAGGAACTGCTACATAATAAAAATTTTCATAACCTGACATTTGAAAAGAAATTTCTACTTCTTTATTAAACTCAGTTTTTATGTAATAATTAGAAAAGTCTGTTTTTGAAAATGGTTCAACTATTATATCTTTGTCAAATTGCTCAATAAAAACGGTACCGTCATTGAGCTTTTTTAGTAGTACTTTAGAACCTCTTGCGCCAATAATAGGAGGGTCTCCAAAGAATTTGTCTACTTTTATTCTCTTAGGAACAGATTTAAAATTATAAATCTCTACCGCAGAACCGTTGGGGAGAGCAGTTATATCAATTTCGCCATCAGGATAAGATTCCGTTAGGTAATACTTTTTAATTTCGTCACCTACACCAAAGTTAAGCAGAGGTTTTCTCTCTTGAAAGAACCCTAGGCTCTCTAATTTGTTTTTTAGCGGTGTAGTAAAGTCGTTAGAAGATAGCCCTTTTCCGTCTTCTTTGTCTACTTTTTTAGTAAGTAATGTTTCAAGGTTTTTGTTAGATTTCACTTGAGTAGCGATTTCTTGGAGCGTATCAAAGTCGGTGTCATCTACGGAGAGGGTCGTCTCTACCTGACCCATTTTGGTTTGAAGATTGTCGATAGCGTCTTTGAGTTCCTTACCCGTTCCTTCGTATCCTCCTTTGGGTAATAGCCCTGAAGTGTCAGTGGGGTGCAGAGTGTCTAACTTCTGTTTGTACTTGTTGGTAAAGTCATTAGCCGACAAGCCTTTTCCGTCCTCTTTATCCACTTTTTTGTCAAATAACACCTTATGTGCTTGTGTATCGTTTAGGTGATTGCTTAATTGTTCAGCTGAAGCTGTACCTTCTACGAGTTTGTCTAAGCCTTCTACACTTGCCATTGGTATTTTCTCGCTCTTATGCCAAAAACTATCTAGCCAAGCCCAAAACTGCTCTTGCGTTGGTTTTTTAAGGTTAGAAAACCATTGCTTTAATGTTTCTATTGCTGTCATATCGTTTAGTTTAAAAATTAAAATCCTACAAATTCTATAAAACGAATCACTCGGTAAGGAGGCATATTATTGTGAGGTTGATCTCCTCCTGCGCCTGTAATTGGACGATAGGAAATATCTTCATTATCCCCATATAGTGAAAGGGCTCTTTCACCCAGCTCTGTTCCCCCATATTTCAGATTTGCCACTTTGAAAAAAACTCCATGGTTATGGATTGGCATTTCCGCAATGGTAAGTCTATGCATTTTTTCTCCTCCTGTCCTGCCTATCACTCCTAAATCATTATCAGCAATATCTTGTCCGACAGCCATACGTCCTTGTAAAGGTTCATACTCTCGCCAACCTTCTGGTAAAGGAATATTAGCTGGTTTTCCCCATATTGCTACCAACCCCAAGGGCACCGTTTTCTTTACACGTTCCTCCAATTTCTCCAAGCGTTTCAGCAAAGATGTTTCTTCTGTAAAAGATTTCTCTTCTATTTGTCTGTTACTTAACACTCGCCTGAAGCTCTCCCACGGATAACTCTTTGTACTACTGCCAAAAGTAGCTACTTTCTCCACAAGCACTGTTTTCTGTGAGCCGTCTTCAAAAATTTTAGATGTGTTCACTTCCTTAATGAATACGTGAGAGCCAAGTGTCGTACCCTGAAAAGGGTATATTTCTCCTTCAATGGCTACTACTCCGTCTGACACCGTGTTCCCTACTACTTCACACCCCGAAAGAATAATTAAATCTCCTGAAATACCACTCATTGCATTGAATATCTTATAAGCATTCTGCATATAACTTAATACATCGGTAGTTAGTGGGAAACCTCCCGTTTGGTTTACATTAATACTGTTCATAATTTCTATACTTCTATAATATATCGTTTACTCGCTAATTTGTAAAAGTCTATTAGGGCTTCTATCTCAAAGAAACGGTACTTACCTATTTCACTTGTAGGAATCTTCTTCGCCTCCCATATCTCCAAAGGTATTTTTACGATAAAGTCTACTCCTGTATCGCTGTAATCTACCTCACGATGTAAATACATAGTCCCTAAAAACTTCGGTTTTTGTTCTCCTTCAGTATAAAGATACTGTCCTTTGTACTGATTGCCGTCCCATATGCGTATGCGCCGTTGCTCAATATCGAATGCATCATTTAGTGCTTTGCGTAAGTAACACACTTGTCCATTCAGTCCAAGTTTCTTAATATCCAAATATCTCTTCTGAATAAAGTCATAATACAACTGACTGATAGGAGCACTAAGCGTTCTTATCCATCCTACCATTCTTGTCTTTCGCAAAAAAGAAGGTATAAGTAGAATGACCAATTTTTCTATTTTGAAATTAAATATCATTTTGTGATGTATTTTATTTGTGAAGCATTCCAGTCTACCTCAAAGTAACCACTTTGCGGTATTTGGGTAACTCCTATGTTTTGTAATGCTCCATAGCCTTTGGTCTCGGGGTCTATCCACGCGGTTTTGAGTTCTTTTAAGTGAGGTATTTTCACCCCATTGGCTTGTTGCAAAGCGTCTACAAGGTGCGCTACAATAAGTTCACCGCTAAAAGGTAAGTTTTTAAGATACCCCTCTATGGCTTCTTGTATAGGGCGTTTGCCGTAAAGCACATCGCTTCCATTACTATCCAATACTAACGGGTCGTAATACACATCAAGGTTCAGAACAAGCTTATCAGGCAGATAATTAATAACCGTAGTGCGTACTCCAGCATCTTTAATTTCTGATAAATAACCGCTAAAGGCATTTTGTTCATCTGCTGTAATAGGCTGTAATCGTCCCCCGTTTTCAGTGGCTATCTTTACTATCAACCTACCGTCATTACTCTCCACCACTGCCGAGTATTTTATAATCTTACTCGCCTCTACCTGCTCCTTTGTCTTATCTTTGTTGTTAAACTTATCGCTGTCGGGTAAGAGGTCAAAACCATACTGAAAGGCAAGTGCTTTACTTCTATACCACCGTGCAGTATGAGGTTTTAATTCAGTAAGGCGTTTATCAATATCTGTCCTATGTAAGTCGAATAACTTTTCTAAGCTCCAAATAGCTACCGAGATAATATAAACCCACAGTCGCCATATAGCTACTCTTGAGTTTGAGTTAAGTCCGTTTAGAGCGTCTTCTCGCTCTTTCGCATTATAGATAATCTGTTGTATTTCTTGTATTGTACGTGCCATAATTCCGTAAATAGTGAAAAGTGAATAATTACTGTCCGTCGTGGCTCACGACAAAATCTAAGTTTATCGCCCATATGCTAATACCTTCCTGGCGTTCGCTTATTATTTTGTCCTCTTGCGTAAAAGCAGTTGCAGGCTGTATCTTCTTTGCGATGTAGTAGGTCAAAATATCATTATTAGTGAATGATTCTGTAGGTATTGTTAATACTTTTCCTGCTACCACATCATCGGTAATACTCAAATTGTTGAGCATTGCCAATTCAAAGATGCTTTCAATAGTCCCTGTGTGCTGTAAAGCAAGGTCTAAAAGACTCTGATTATGTAAAACTACTACTTGCATTATTCTTTTGATTTTCCATTTAGTTGCTTGTATTTCTTTAATTCAGTTAATAGCCCTTCAACAGAGTTTTCTAAATCTTTAATACGCTGATTTGCTTTTTTGAGCTCCTCAATAGCGCTTGCGTATTTTGCCCCTAAATCTTCTATCATTTCTCGATAGATTTTCACGGCTTTATCCACATTCTCAAGTTCGCTGGTCTGTAGTTCCATACGTTGCTTGGGTCTACCAAAGAACCAACCCACTACTCCCGATAGTACCATTCCTATAAACGATACAAAATGCTCTTTAAGTCCTTCTATAATTATTCCCATTGTGTTATTATGATAATTTACTAATCTACTAATTAATCGTTCCTTTTCCCATACCAGTAGTAACTCCTGTATAAGTGCCTGCCAATACGGGTATGCCCGTTTGTACTATTACCTCTCCACTCTTTACATAAGCTTCAATGAGAGAGGCAAGTCGTTCGGCATATTCTTCTATTCCTGCTTCTGTTTTAGTAAGCATTTCTTGTTGCAGGTTTATAATTCCTGCTTTTAGTGCTTGTTTATCTAATGCCATAAGTTTAGTGCTTAGTTTTTAGTAGTCAGTCGCAAGTGCTTGCGACTGACTACTAACTACTGATTACTGTAATAATTCGTTTATCTTATTATTAATCTCCTCAAACTTCATCACGTTGTTCGGAGAAAAATTTCCTACACCCGAAGGTGTTTGTATCACCGCGTTTTTAAGTTCCGTTAGAAGCTCGTTTAAAAGACTTTTTAAATCCACTTCTCCGCGTTGCAAGTGCAAGCCTGCTTTGTCTATTGTAAGCTGTGTTTCTTCTATACGTAAGCTCACACTCTCTATCTCACTATAAGCCACCACATAGTAGCGGTTCTCGTCTTCCCCTATCGAAGCTATCAACACACTGCTCCCCTCCTTGGGGAAGAGATAAAACCGCTCAGCATTATCGTTAATCACCGAAGCTAAGCGCACGGTATATTGTAGCTCGTCGTCCTTCACCTCACACGTGCCCTTTTCTTTGTCTACCGATACCACTTCTACGGCTATGGTAGGTGTTTTGCGTCTTCCTATCTGCCTAAGCCCTTCTGCTAATTCTCTGTCTATACTCATAATTTTGCTCCTATGTTTACTTGTCGACGTGCGCCATTACGTCCGAAGGTAATTTCTACTTTCTTAATAAAGTAATGTTCGTCTATCTCTTTCAATTCATCATCTATCATATGAGCTTGCATACCCCTCGTCGCAAAAGGGACCAAGAAACTTGTTATAGAGCCGTCAAAGCCATCGTATTTCAGCCTTTCCATCTCCGCTCTTGCCATTTCTCGTAGCTTAGGTTCCTCACTCACTACCGAAGTATGAAAGGTTCTTAGCTCACCATCGGGGTCGCCCTCTTCCACTGTTTTCTTTTTGTTATTTTTGTCGATATAAGTGTAACGTACTTTCAGTTTACGTTCCTCCTTAGTCCTATACTCCAAATCATTGGCAACAATATTGTAATTGAGGTCATAGCGTGCTGTTTGTCCTATATTGGTAAGCTCCGAAAGTCCTGCGTACAGCTTGCCTTCATCATTGATAAACACGCTTAGCCTAAACTCTTCTTTCAGCTTCTCCAATACCTGCGTACCGTTCGCATTGCGAATAATCCACTGGTCTAACTGTATTTCTGGAATATTGTCCGCCAGCACAATAGGCGTGTCCTTCACAACTTCCTGCAATACTTCTCTAAGTGTTGTTTTTTGCCACGACTTGCTGATATTTTTACGTCTAAGTAAGTACATAGCGTCTTCACACTCTATGCTTACAGGAATGCTCGGTTTAACCTTCTTTACATAGCCTTCAAACTCCACTCCGCTATACACACCCTCATAAGCAAGGGTAACACTCACTTTGTCACCCACCTTGATAGCCTTTTCAGTATAAAGGCTTTCACCCCCTTTGGCTACTTTAAAATGGGTTGGCAGTTCAATCGTACAGGTGCCCGCCAATTCGTCTACCGATTTGGTGATTTTAACGTTGTGTAGTGCTCTAAAAGTGTAATCACCTATTTTTATAATCGCTTGTAATACAAACATTAGTATATCTTGTTAAGTTGGGTTCGTTTCTCGTCTAATTCCGCATAAAAGTCCATATCCGATACAGCTTTAATGGTGTACTTCTGTATACCTTCTTTGCCTTCCATTTCCTCAAAGCTAATATCTTTGAGCACGATGTTACCAATGTCAAAAAGAGTAAAGAGCTTATTGCCTATCACCTCCAAACTCTCATTCTTTTCAAACAATTTGTTAAGACTTTGTACTTGTGCCGTAGGATATTGATCGGGATTTTTGGGGTCTACACACAGTCCTCTTATGGTAATTTGCCAATCTTCAGTAGTGATATATTCCTTGACCTTACCTTTGCGTTGTTTGCCTACCGTTGCCGTTTCTACAATGGTTTTAGTAAGCGAAAAACTCACCAAAGGCTCATTGGGGAAAACCGTCTGCTCCCCCGATTTATCAGCCACTTTTAACGTCATAAAATACTGACTGCCATTACTGCGTGCCTCACTAATATTAGACAAACTCGGCAGTACAAATTTCGTCTTATTGTTTGCCCACCACTGCGGAAATGCTGGACCTACATAGTCCAAAAAAGCCCGTGCGGTGAGTTCTTTTATATCAAATTCCATAAATTACACTGTTTGCATTTGGTTTACACTGTTCACAATTCTCAAAAGCTCTTCTTTCAGTTGCGCCCCAAAGTTTTCCACTCCTTCCCGTACCGATGATACGTACACTTTGGTATCCGTGCCCAAGTTGCCTATCTGTATATTGATATGCGTTTGACGGGTACCTCCCGTTACAATATTATCTTTGGTTTTATTACCCATCTCTGAAAAAGGTGTACTGGCAATAGGAGTTGCTAACGGACTTGTTTTTTGTCCCGTTTGCCCTATGCCTAACTTGCCCATTAGCCCGTCTTTCACACTCGAAAGGCTCTTAAACTCCAAAGAGTTCCACGCTTTACCAAAATATTCTTTTGCTTTAGCTCCTGCCTCACCTGCTTTCTTATAGCCTTCTGCTACCGATTTAGCACGTTCTTGCAAGTCGTTTTGTATTTGGCTTATCATCGCTTGGTTCTCTTTACTATCTCCCAAACCTACAGCCTCTTTAAACTTATACCAAGCCAACTTACAAAGGTCTACACCTGCCATAAAAGCATTGACTGCCGTATTCCAATGAGCTTTGTAGGTGAGAATAAAGGCTTCCCACAAGTATTTCATTCCTTGCACAGTGTTATCCCACGCTTTGCCCCAACCGCTCACACCTACAATACAATAAGTAATGATAGCAATAAGAGCCACGATGCCTGCTATAATCAATACAACAGGATTAGCTAAAAAAGCTAAGTTCGTTTTAATTACTGCCCAAGATAGTCGGTTCTGCCACGCCGCAGCAATAGCCATATAAGTGTTATGCAATGTGATAGCTGTAATAAATACTCCTAACACTCCTGCAATACCAAGGATTATGGGGTTCCCCTCTTGAAGTTTTTGAATAAACCAACTCAATCCGTCATTCAAAGCTCCAAATACCATCGTAGAAAGTGCTACCAACGGAATCAGCAACGGACTTATAACCTCATATACTTTTACAGCTATAGATTCTATCGAAGCCATTAAAACTGTAAACCTGCCTTGTAGAGTGCTATTCACATTCTCAGCTCCTTGATAAAAATCTCCTTGTGCATCAGTTGCCCATCGGAAAGCCTCAGCCAACTCTCTTGCCGAAATTCCTCCTTTGTCCATTCGCTCTTGCAGAGAGGTCATAGTCTCGCCCGTCCGCTCACTTATCACTTGCAAAGGATTAAATCCTGCCTGTTGCATCTGTGTGAGTGTAGCTTCTTGCAATTTCCCTTGTGTGGTCACTTTGGCAAAGGCAGTAGCTAAGGTTTCTATCTTTTTGCTATCCCCCAAGGCAATATCTCCTATTTGTTTGAGCATTCCTAATGCTCCTTCAGGAACCAACCCTGCTCCCATCAAACTCTCTTGAGCCTTCACAAGCAATGGTACTTCATAAGCCGTTTGCCCACTGTATTGTGTGAGATTCTGATGTATTTCTTGTGCCTTTTGCATATTACCTTGCACAAAAGTAGCCAGACTCATCTTTTGGGTGTCTGCCGTAAAACCTTGCTTAAATATTTTCTGTAAAGACGAGATAGGGTCTATAATGTTATTAACCACCTCCTTTAACCTTTTAGTCTGATCAAAGAAAGAAGATATCGTGTTTTTTGGATTTTCTGCCATTTATAAACTTTTTTCTTTACTTTTTTATTCTCCATACGATTCACTCTCCTTTTGGCGAATCCATTCCAGTTCTTTCACTCGCATAGCCCACTCAGTATCATTGAGGGCATCGGGATTGGCAATGTGCATATAGT